ATGGACGCGAGCGCATCGAGGCCGTGCCAGGTGGCGAGCGCTGAAGCGTCCGCCTACCTCGCAAAAGCAAACAGGACGCTCGCAGAGGCGGGCAAGCTCACGGACCTGGCCAGTGACAGCCGAGCCCGCGAACTTATGAACAGAGCCGCACTGGCTTGCGGTAGGAGGATGCCGTAATGCGCCGTGCATGTTGGCTCGGTTTTGCTCTGTTAGTGTCTGCCGGTGCGCTCTGGCAGATGACGCACGAGCACCAGCACGATCGCTACATTGATGCCCTGTATCACATTCTGCCCGTCGTGATTGTGTGGGGGTATGCGCTGCGGGGCGGAGAACACAGATGAGTTGGCAACTAGCCAAATACAACCCCACCCCCGCCATCATCACCGCGCTGTCCTCCTTGTGGGACAGAATCAACGCCTGGCTTGGCCGATCGCAGGCTGAGCAGGCCAAAGAGCAGGATGCAGAAGTGCAGCGGATGAACAGAGAGCTTGAAGAGAGAGCGAAGGAGGCGAACGATGGGACGAAGTAAACAGCCCGACGATGTGAAGGTGACGACCGGCGGCGGTTTGTCGGTGATGGGAAAGGTAACGCTATCCATCGGCGGCAAGACCGTAAACCTGGGCAGCGACCCTACCGAGCACATGCTACCTGCCAAGCGGATGGAGCGAGCGCTGTCCAAGCTCCAAGATGCGCTCAGTGCTCTCAACCTCGCAGCGGAAGAGCTGCACATCGTGGACGCCGAGATGATCGGCAGCGATGCGAACCGGCGCGTGATGGTCGAGGCCAGCAAGAACGACCCGATCAAGGTATCCGACGACATCGAAAGCCACCGGATGCAGGCTGCCGAGATTGCGAGCTTGTCCGCCGAAGTGGCCAAGACGGCAAAGGCCGTCAAGGGCAAGGCTGCATTTCTTGGGCAAGCTCTCGGGTCTGTATACAGTTCGGAGCTACTGGAGGGCGACCGTGCCCGCGAAAAGGCCAAGGACAAGCAGGCGAAGCTGTTTCCTGAAGGCAGCAAGGACGACAAGTGATGGACTACGAAGAGTTTCGCATTGAATCCATCGAACACTGGGAGCCGTGGGTTCCGCCGCGTACCGGAAGCAAGCGATATCAGCGAAGACGGGCGCAACGATGGCCCAAGGGCAAGTAACCACCACAGGGGGATGAACTTGGAGATCACAAAACGAGCAGCGCAATGGAGCGCACCGAAGGCCGTACTAGAGCCAGGCATTTGCGAGATCAAGGCAAACCACGCCATGACCCACAGCCACTCAAACAGAGGCTATCGAAAGACAGCACCAGCGGTCTCCGTTTGCAGGACAACGAAAGGGCAGTCAGTGCTGTTGTGCTCGCACTGCGCGTCATACGTCGAGGTGCTACAATGGCTCTCTCGGATTGGCTACCAGGACGACGTCGGAACCGGCCAGCTCTCCGCTTTGGCCTACGTCTGGCGATCTGAGCAGGGTTTCGTGATGCCATCAATCCAGAGCTTCAGCGGCAGCTATCAGACGCTCGGCATGGTGGCCCACCACCTAAACAAGCTCGTCAAGGTTGGCTTGGTTAAGCGGATCGGCACAAGCTACCTGATACGCGATGCGTGCCCATCGTGCCTTCGACGGGTATGCACCGAGGAATGCCACCTAAACATGAGCGCGACAGACTTTGCACCGAGACGGGAAACACAACAATCCATAGGAGCATGAACATGCGACGCACAATGCTAATTCTCTTCGCCATCGCCGCTGGCTGTGAGCCTAGCGAGCCATCAACCCATAGCAAACCCCTGACTGTCTACGCTATCCCTGGCCTACCATCGTACGACGGAGGGCGCACCCTGCACCCGTGGCACTTCAGCAAGCCCGACCGAGACCGTTTTCCGCTGCGCCCAATCGCGGCATCGGCGTCAGATCCGGACTGCTTGCTCGGTGACGACCGCTTCGACAAGTGCCGCGTGTACGACTGCGAGACCACGCCATGCCCAACGGGAACGTGCTGGGACGTGACCATGATGCATGACCCAGATAGTAGCCCGCCGCCTGTGCTGAGCCACAATGGCCCGGTCGTCTATCTCCCAAATGGGAACTACTACCAGGCGCTGCATCAGGCTGCATGTTTGCGCTGATACTGCTTCTGTTGTTCGTGGGCTGTGGGAATCCTCCCCAGCCTCATCCACCGAGGACGCAAGTGTGCGGATTACTCGGTGACTCATGCGACAAACAAAACCCTTGCTGTCGCTCTGTTAATGGCGCTCCGATCGAGTGCTTCGATGGGGCGTGTGAGTATAGATGAGACAGATATTGCTTAGCGTTTTGGTGTTGGTTGGTTGCGGACTCCCAGAAGATCGATGCGTGCTTGATGACCATCCTCTGGCGCTTGCTGGGTCAGCGAGCAGAGCAGAGGGCTGTGCAGTATCGTTTCCGAAATCTGGGCAGGCATCTAGCTGGGTTGATCTAAAAGGCTCTGAGCTTCACGTCGCATTTTACGATGCGTGCAAGATCGGGGAGACTATCCGCACTGTGAGGCTAACCGACGAGGACAAACGTGTTTTTGTTTCGCGCAGCATGGACAGGTCAGGGATCATCACCATGCCCAGATCCAACACGGGCACCCTATGGATGGATTTGACCGTGGAGGTCAAGGGAACCTGTGCGACGACCGCCGATCTTACTGTCGTCCGATAGCCAAAAAATCCAGGTTCAGAACCGTAGTTGCTGGATTTGAGCCGGTCGAGACAATGGCAAGCGTCGTCGTGTTGTTAGGTTGGTAGACGGCATACTTAGGAGTGCCTACCCCTACTGAGCCATCATGGCCAGATGTAAGGCATGCATACTTGTTGTTTGCGAAAGCGTCGGCGAAGGTGATCTCAATGGAGTTGGCATTGATAGCCACTCCAGACACTCCAGCGCCATCCTGTAGCGTGATTCCACCAACCCCATCCGTAGTGATCATGGCCCACGCTCGCACCGTGTTGATTGGGCGTACCTGATGCTTGATTGATGCGGTCGCGGCTGGATGGTTGATCACACCGCCGAACTCGGAGTAGTCGCCGCGCATCGTGTTGGTCGATGTCGTACCTGCTCGGCAAACCACGTCGGCGTAAAATGAGTCACTTGTATGCGCTGCCCCGGTTGCCTCTAGTGCCAGGCCAGAACCTGTGCCTATCGCGGTGATGGCAATACCGTTCGGTCCTCCACCTGTGACATGAAGGCCAATGCCACTTGTTCCACCTCCAACTAGGCTAGCTCCTCGACCGCTGGTAGCTCCACCCGTGGCTAGCAGCCCGTCGCCAGTAGCCCCGCCCTGAAAAGAACCACCCGCTCCGGTCAAGATTCCAAGTCCGGTGATACCGATGCCGCCGCCGGACCCAGCGGTTGCGGATAGACCTGCACTGACTCCTCCGCCGATGAACGAACCACCGACCGACCCGGACCCACCTTCACCACGCACGCCGATGACGCCTAGCGCGGTGCCCTTGCCATACAGGGCGTAGGTGCCAGCTCCAGATGCTTCGGCTTCGATTCCGTTTCCAGCCGCGCCGCCGATGCCCTTGATCGCGGATCCGCTACCGTTGCCGGTCGCGAGGATCGCACGGGTATTCAGGACCGAGGCTGTGAGCGTTTGGAGCTTGGTCCAGGTGTGGGACTCCGTCTCGAAGGCGTCGAGCCACACGAGCCAGTTGTAGTCCTGAAGCCGCATCCAGTTTTCCCACTGCGCGGGCGGTTTCTCGCCAACTAGCCAGCCGATATCCTTTTTGCCGCTGGCAGGTTCGGAGACCTTTGCAGGGTCGCCCGCGACAGTGTCAGCCCATCGGGGAAGGGTCGACGAAAGCGGCTTAGTGGCCATTGACTGGACTCCATGAGGCTAGATAGTGCCGTCGGCTCGGGTAGTACATGGCGATCTCTGCGGCACTGTCGACACATGCACCGCGCTTGCACACTGACGGAGGGCGGCAGTCTCTGTCGCTCTCACAGTCTTTTTTGCAGATTTGCGCCTGTCGCATGGCGCTGACTTGCTGCCCGACAAATGCAGCACAGCACAACAGGCCAGTCGCCAGCGTCAGCACGAACACCAAGCTGAGCGGCGGAATGCTGTTGATGTCCTCGCGTTGCTGGTCAGTGATGGCAGCCAAGATGGCTCTCTCCTTGGCTCGCCGGTCGTAGTACCTGACGATCAGCGCGACCGTCGCGAACAGACCGCCTAGTGTGGGTAGTATCAGGTCAAACATCTGAAGCTCCTAAATGATCCCGACGAGCGCGCCGCCGGTAGCTGGGTTGGCGGTGTCTCCCCACCCTTTGCCAACCGAGGCCGGGTAGGTGACCATTGCGCCAATCGAATGAGGGTTCGCCGTCGCGGGGAATCCTGACAGCGTCGTCGGTGTTTTGGTTGTGTAGACCAGGGTTTCAGCCCCGGCTAGGCCGTCATCGATGACAAGCGTTCCCGCCGCTGGGAACTCGGTGGTATCGGCCACGGTGAAGGACGTGACACCGGCCAGGGCGGCGACTGTTAGAGGGCTTGACGTGGCGGTGACAAATGCGTCCGCGTCCGCCGTCTGTTGCCAGCCGAATCCAGAGCCAATGCCGGCACCCCGCGCCTGCTTGATAAACGAGCTGTAGATCAGCGCTTGGGTAGCGGAGATCACAAGGCCGGTGATTCGCAGCACGAATGCAGCCGGGTAGTACTCCGTCAGCTTGATCGTTGCCGACGGTAACAGCGCAGACCCGATAAGCAGCCGCACCACTTCGATGATGTCTTCGATCGTACCATCGCTGCGATTGACCCGGATTCGGGCCCGAACTCGCAGCCGGTAGTCAGCATCGATTGCCCCCTGTCGCGGCTCGCCCACGATTCGACCGAGCACGTCGAGTGCATTATCGATGGCGGTGTCTACTCCACGCTCGACAAGCAACTGCCAAAAGGCATCCTCGATAGCCTGATACTGAGCAGCTTCCCCGGTGAGGATCGCCGAGATCCTGGGCTTGCGGAACTCCTCGGCCAACCGGGCCAGCATCTTGCCCGCGTGGTCCAGCTCGTGCTGTACGTCACCCATTACGGAGTCCCTGCTACAGAGGTGACTAGGATGCGCGCAGAGTCAAACAGAGCTACCTCGCGGATGCCGATTGGGATATCAGCCGTACCCACCGGAGCGGGAGCGGTTCCGAGCCGAATCGCTGTCACATTGAGCACGCCGGGGACCACATCGATGGCCGCTCCAATGCCCCACGCGGTGACATCCTTTCCCAGCGTGTAGCCATTGGCCGGAGTGAGTGCCACGAGGATTGCCGCGTTGACCTGAGCGTTTCCGTCAAGCGGCCACTTCGCCGCGTTGTAGGTGACATCTACCTCGATCCAAATCGAGTAGGAGGTCGGACGGGTAAACTTGATGATGTGACTGATGCCCGTCGAGTCCGTGACGGTTCCGCTCACAGTGCCATGCGGACGGATGCCAGCGGGCTTGGTATCGAAAATGGTCTGTCGGATATCGGCGTCAAGACCACCGAGGACGACAGCCTCGAAACTGTGCGGCGGTATGCCGTTCACATCGACCACGTCGGTGTAGTTTTCAAAAACGATGCAGTCGAGCACCGCGTTTGCCGTGCCCTGTCCGATCTTGAGGATGTCAGCTCGGATTGCAGGAACAGGCCCGTTCCCGCGCCCGGCTAGCTCGGCCTCTCTGCGATTGCGGAGCGCTGCGTCAGTCTCGACGTAGGCACCGACCGCAGCATCGACCATGTTGCGGACTGATAGCCAGCCACTGACAGGTGACTCGATTGACGTGATCTGCCCGGTGAGTGCTGCGAATGGGCCTGGAACTTGCGCCGTAAAAGTCGCATCCACCGCGCCCGTACCATCGCCCACGTAGGACCATGTCACGGTTGCATCAACGATGCTCGACCCGGTGCCGCTCGGACCAGTTCCTACAAGTGCGGACGTTCCGCCGGCCACCGCTTGGTATACGCGAGCCGGTGCGCCGCCATTGGTCACTCTGTCCCCGAGCGCGTAAGCCGTGTTGACGAGCCACGCCGAGAGCGCGACGAGGGTGGCGTTCGCATCGGTATCAAACCGAGTGCCAACCACTGGGATCGAAACGGTTGAGCCGCTGGGGATAAGCGTCGCAGGGGTTCCGGTTAGTACCACCGCGCCAGTAGTTCGCCGCTCCTGGTTGCGCGTGGTGCCAGTGATAGCACACAGGATGTCAAGCGCTCGACCCGTGGATCGGTCTGGGTCCATTCCTGCGTCAACAGCCTGAGCAACCTCCCACAGCTCGGCCATGCGCTCGGCATGTAGTCCGATGCGCTGCCCTGCTACGGAGTCTGCCGGGATCGAGCCATCTGGCTCACTTCCAAGCTGTGCGCCAAAGGTGTTTTTGTAGACAGTATCAAGCTCTTCCTTGATGACCGTCTGCGGCTTCGGGACAAAGCCCTCGGGTAGCAGGCCAAAGCTAGGCATTTGGGAGTCCTGTGAGTGTGATTCCCAGCTCACCGAGGTCGGTCGAAGCTCGGAAGTTTACGTCTAATGTGCGAGCGTATGCGCTAAACCGAAGGTCCAGATATGTGACCTCGCGGATACCGGACACCGACAGAATGGCATCACGAAAGATTTCTCGGATGCGTATCAGGTTCGGATTCTTGATCAAGATTTCCTCGTACCAAGGGACGCCACGCTCCTCGTCAAGGAACCACTCTCCGCGAAAGAATCCCAACCGGAGCATGACCTGCTGACGAATACCCGGTAGGTCGCCGGTCATCGCGAGCCCGGTTGAATCCGCATACTCGTCGCCGTCCTCGTCAAGTCCGAAGTCGGTGATCTTTTGGTAGGTGGTCACGTTTTCACCTCGACCGACTGGCTAAGCAGACCCGAGGTTGGGTCTGGATTTAGTGGGAACGGCAGAACGGTAGGTGCTGACGAAGCGCCCGCTGGTGTTGGGTGCGTGTGCGTGTTAGCCCATGCTATGAGCGTGTCGAGGATTGACTTCAGCGTCTCTCCGTTGGGATGCTTTTCAAGTTGCACTGCCGTCGTCGTGCCGATGCGGATCTTGCTTCCGTCAACGTGGATCTGTAGCCCGTCATCCTTGCCGAAGGTGGCCCGGTCGGTGGGCGCGCTCGCCAGCGCATGCCCAAAGTCACGGAGCCCTGGCAGAAACACCGCGTCCGTCAGGTCGTGCCGCCGGTCGTCAGCGGGGTCTACCGTGCCACCAGAGACGAGCCACTTATCAAGGCTGGCTTCTGAGAACACGATGAGCCCGGTATCGCCCACGGCCACTGGGAAGGTGATCCGATAGCCGCCGCTTCCTGGGAACTGCACAGGGACAGCGGGAATCACGGGCAGATCACGAGATTGAGCAGCGCCGTTCTCGTCGGTGTATCGCTCTTTGATGAGCGGTTGCACATCGGCCTTTTGAGTGGCCGCGTCGTACCTCACAACCTTGCCGGGTAGCGACGTATGCAGGTCGGACACGAGCGACTCCCTAAACCGTGCGAGCAGGTCTTGCAGTGTGGTGTTTCGCGTGGTCACAGGGTCGCTCCTTCGACTGATGTATACCAGTCTTGGCCTGCGGTGTCTCCGCTGTGCTCGACCTTCGCGCACTTGACAGAGACGCCCAGCGGAAAGCGCTCGCACTGGATCTGCACCTTGGCACCCGGCTTGATATTCGCGTTGAGCAGAGCCTTAAACTTGAGCTGAGGCTTGCCACCTTTTTCGATCGGAGCGCCGAACTCTGGCGAGCCAATCAACCCGGATTCCGGCGTGAGCAGTGGCACGTCTTGCCCACTGACTTCGGAGGCCGACAAGATCACAAGCTGCTCGTCCTGTATTGACCACTCGTAGCCGGTGCCTTTTAGCACCTTGTCGAGCTCGCGGCTCACTGGCCCCGATAGGACAATCCCCTGCTCAAAGCTCCCTGGGATTGAGGCAGCCGCCCGAGCTGAGTTACCCAGACCGAGACCAAGCTTGGCAGACAGCCGCTTGATCACATCGGACTTACTCGCCTTTGGCCCCAAGCTCTCGGAGATCCGCGCAAACTGAAACGCCCGCTCGCCGTCGCCAGACTTGAGGACCGTGCGCCAGTCCGCGCCCTCGCGAACGTGGGACACATGCCGCACGTCGCCTTGGAAGATCTGCTTGACCCCGGTATCGACGTATCCGCACTCCAGTACGAACTTGACACCCTTGGTTTGCAGGGCTGCGCGACGGGTCGGTGACAGGTTTGTGATCGTGACCTCTGCCGTGTTCGGTTCCTTCGACGAGCTTTTTTTGACAGAAAACTGGACCCGCAAGTCCTTGATCTCTGTCACGTCCGCCGTCAGGCTCTTGTAGTCCTCTGCTACTCGGTTCGCAATGAGCAGCCGAACGCGCCTATCTT